CCAACTATCGTTGAATCTTAATTTGTTACCTTGATAAATCCAATTGGTGGCTTGGTAGATTGTACCAGCATGTCCTTCTTTTGGGTCTGAATATGATATCAATCCTTTTATATGTGGAGCGTTCTTTTTTAACCAATCAAATGATTTTGAGATAAACCAACTTTCAATGTTTGAACCATAACCATCAAAAACAAACAATCTAACCAATTCTAATACTTCAGTTCTATCTATTTGTTCTGATATGGATTGTCCTGTTAATCTACCAATTGGGTCTCCATAACAAATAACACCAATCAGCTTATCTTCAATACCACTAAAAAAAGGATGTTCTTCTACATCAGATGTGAATAAACCCAAAACATAAGATACTTTAGTCCACAATCCACTATAATGATTGTTTATTATAATATCCTTTGCTACGGATTTCGTTATTGGTCTTATTGATAACTTAGATGTATCACAATATTGTTTCATAAACTACCACTCCAAAATTCATTTAAATGTTGCCAAGTTTTATGTTTAACTATTTTAACAACGTTAGCAGATGAAATCTTATTATTACGAGCTATCACTCGTATATTACGATGTCCCATCTTCCAAAGTTTTCTAATATTTAAAACTTGCTCATCAGTTAGTTTAGCTGATGGATGTGATTGTCCCCTTCTTATTGGCATCTAATCTGTTATAATATTACCAAATGTTGTTTTTAACCAATCATTTATATCACCAAAGTTATTTACAACTTTATATTTTAAAAGGATTTTCATGAAATCCATTTTATTAAGTGCATTGGTTTCTTCGTTGAATCTATCTAATACTTTCATTTTGATTTGACCTGATATAGTTACATCATGTAATTGCATCAGTTCTTCATTTAAAAGTATTTGGTCTTTTGCTTCTAAGATATCCTTATAGATTTTTATCTTTCCTTTTGTTTCTTCTATCTTTTCTTCACATAGTTGAAACAAATCATCAATAGATAATTCTTTATCTTCAGTTATCTCAGGAAATCTTTTTACAAGCGTTTTGATTCCACACCCATAAACACCAGGTATGTTATCTGATTTATCTCCATCCAATACTCTGTATAATAAAAGGTTTTTAGATTCGATACCAAATTCTTCTTTGACTAACGATTTATTATACATTTTCTTTTTGGTAGGAGACCAAACGATGGTAGTATCATTAACTAATTGAAGAAAATCCTTATCAGTTGACATTACCACCGCTTGTTCGTTCTCTTTAAGAAGATTAGTTGTGATGTAAGCCATGATATCATCGGCTTCTACACCATCATATATCATGTTTGTGATAGGTAATCCATATAACATTTCGTTTAACCAAACGAATTGTCTTTTCATAGATTCTCTTTCATCCTCATCGTTCATCAAATCAGCATACTGTCTGTTTACTCTGAGTTTGTTTTTATCTCTACCAGCTTTATATCCACTAAATCTTTTCTTTCTTTGTTGAGAACCACCCTTTCCATCAAAAACTACAATAACACGAGTAGGTTGAGTTTGTCTGATTGCATATCCAATAGATTTTAAAGTACCAGTTACACCACCAACATGGTCACCATCATCATTCATTGTAGGAATGGATGACCAACATCTGATAAATGTATTTAAACCATCGATAATTAGAACTCTATCGTTCTTTTTTCTATCGATATTTTGGTCGTGGTCTCTTTCAACCGAATCTAAAATGTTTTTGTAGAGTTGTTTCATGTAAGAAGTTCTTTGTTTGGTTCTTGACCTTCATAATATTCTAATGCTTCCAATCTATCTAATGCAGCTGATAGAAGTTCTAATGCTTCTTCAGCGTTTTTGTAGAAATCTTCAGTAGAGTGGTCACCAATACCAACACTCTTCTTATCTAATAAATCAAGAGATAAAAGTGCCTTAGCTTTATCAGCTTCGGCACTTTTTCTCAACATTGTAACTAATTTACTCATATTGAATTTTTATTCGGGTACTTCAGTATCAATTTCCATATTATCAATATCTAAGGTATCTGATTTATATTGTAAGATTGATTCTTCACAAATCTTTTTGTAAATCTGTTCTCTTACATCTTCTCTATCATCCATCAATTCAATGAAATCCTTAGATTGAAACTTTAGTTCTTCACCAGTTTCAGTATCAACATATGTGTACCAAGCACCTGCTTGTTTTACTAATTTGTTTTCTTTCATAACCTTAAGCCATGAACCATAATTATCGATTCCTCTATCAAAGTAAATCTCAAAATCAGCCGCTCTTAGAGGTGGACCCATTCTGTTCTTTACTACTTGACATCGAACCTTCATTCCAACAACCTTATCGTTGCCGTTTACCTTCATTTTGATTTGTCCCATTCCCTTCAATCTCAATCTTACAGAGGCATGGAAAGCAAGAGCTTTACCACCCGAAGTTGTCCATGGGTCACCAAAAGGCATTGCGTTCATCTTCTGTCTAAGTTGATTAGTAAATACCAAAGTAATTTTCTGTCTACCAATCATATTGGTAATCTTTCTCATTGCTTTGGAAATAATAATTGCTTTATCAGTTGCATAACCATCTTTACCATAATCAGCTGCTAGTTCTGTTTTGGTTGATGCAGCTGCTACTGAATCTACAACAATTGTTACTATTCTATCTTTGGAAGTTTCACGCACTTTCTCAATGATTGTTTCAGTAAAATCAAAGATTTGTTCAACTGAATCTGCTGTAACATAAAGTAACTTAGATACATCCACACCGATAGCTTCTAAGAATTCTCTACTTACTGCAGTTTCTGTGTCAATCAATACTGCAACCCCACCTTGTTTCTGTGTTTCAGCTAAAAGGTGTGCTGATAGTAATGATTTACCACTTTGTTCCAAACCTGTTACTTCTGTGATTCTACCAACAGGTAAACCACCATAAGGGCGATTGGAAATGGCAACATCTAACATAGCACATCCAGTCGATACCCATCCCTCTACATTAGTAGGAGCAGTATCATCATCTAAGAAAAATGCTACTTTAGAATCTTTTGATTGTTTGTTTAGCTCACCCGCTAGGATATCCGCTAAATCCATTTCTTTTTTCTTCGCCATTTAGTTTGTATTAGTTGTTAAACAAATCATCAAATGCTGCTGCTACATCATCAGTTTTTTTAGAATCAGTTTTTGCTGGTTCTGGAGCTGATGTTGCTTCTTTTGCAGGTTGAGTAGAAGTTGAAAGAGTTTCTTGTGAAACTGATTCATCTCCTGCACCTTCTTCATTTGTTGGATTTAACCAACCTTCCAATACTGATTTTAATTCATCATAAGATAATTCTGAATATAAATCTGTAATTTCTGTTTGACTTTCCAAGAAGTTAGTTGCTCTTGTTTCATCTTCACTCAAGTTAGATTGAGATGGTTTAACTCTGATTGTTGTAGTAGGATAAGTAGTACCTGCTTCTTCAGCTGATTTGTACTCGATTGTTAAATCTCTACCACCAGTCGGGTCAGTAATATCACCATAATCTGGATCTGCGATGTAACCAAGAATTTCTTGATATACAGTTTTACCGAATCCCCAAAATCTTACTCCTTCACCTTCTTCACCTCTAACGATAACAGGTACGAAAGTTCTTAACTTTGGTTCCATAGCTTTTGCAGCTTTCCAATCATCTTTATCACCCATTCTTTTTAGTTTATCTGCAAACTCTACAATAGGGTCTGGTCTACCAAAAGATTGTGGTGAAAGATAAGTTTTGTTGTTAATGTTGTAGTGAAAATAAAGTTCAATGAAAGGATTATCTGGATTGAACTTGTAAGGAACGATTCTTACTTGATGTTTACCTGGAGTTGGTTTCCAAAGTGCATCAGTTTTACGTTGTGTGTTTTGTAGTTTGTTCAGTCTACCTCTGATTGCGTTAATGTCTAAAGCCATAATTTTAGTCCTTTAAATGTTAATAATTAATTGTTTTATCGGTGTGTGTTTTATACATATAAATATACGAAAATCGAAAAAACCACCGAAAAATCTTCTCAAAATTCGTATTATTTTTTATTATTTTGCCCACTTGCCGTTACTAACAATTTGAGCTATAATTCCATAAACTGATAGGTCTTGGTATGAATCTTCGATTGCTTCTCCAACCTCATCTTTCTTACCTTGTACCACCATTTGTTTTAATCTTTGAATCTTATCATTCATTCTAAACCAAAGACCTGTTAGGGATATTTTTATATCTTCTTTGGTTTCTAAATTAGAACCAACAGAAATATTATCTGGTCCATAGTTTGCTTGTTTCTTACAGAAAAGTTCGTACTGAGTAAACATGATTCTTTTGAATTCATCAGTCATCTCAGGCCATTCTTTTTCCATCTTCTCTACGATTTCAGGAGTATCGTATTTAATTACAGAGTATTCTACCTCATCAGCAGGTTTAATATTTAATTTGTGTTGTCTTGTGTTCGTTTTTTGAACTACCTTCTTTTTTGCCATATAACTTTTAAAATTTATTTAATACAAAGATAAGGATAATTTTTTAATTATCCAAATTATTTTTACAATTTTTTTTGTGAGAGAACCAACCACCACATTTACATTTAATCCAATGTACAGTTGTTACTATAATTGGAGATGATGCCATCAGTGTCCAAATATTAGGGTGAAAGTGTTCACCACATAATCCAATAATATGTCTGAAAAATTCTATCATCTTTTTTTACATTTCTCTTTCCCACTGCTCATTATCAGCTGAGATTTGGGAAAGAGTTAAGAACTCCATTTTAAGTTCTTCGGTACTCCATTCCTCGTAATTAACACCACGAGGTCTTATACCATGAGCTTCTTTATAAGCATCACTCATTACTTGTAAGAATTGTTCTTTAGTCCAAGTATCTATCATAGTTTTAAATTTTAATAAAATGAACTCATTGCTGTTTTCAAACCTTTTTCTGTTGCTAAATGGACAGAATCCACTCGTGGGTTTAAGGTTGGATAATCTTTATATTGTTGAATAGCTAGTTTTTTAGCTCCTCGTAGAGTTTTCGCCCATACAGTGTTCCAACCTCCCTCTTCGAAAGTGAACATATATT